TAGAACCTCCACGGTTCTTTCTTACCTCCTTTAAGAGGGTTGGGCCTTTACTAGGCTGTGCCGTTTCGGCACCATCGCCCGCAACTGTTTAGTTGCGGCATGCCTGGCAACTAAATGTGCCAGATGTAGGATGACCTTTGTAACAGGGTCACCCATTAACTCACCACGTGTGGTGAAATACCTCGATAGAATTTTATCATCGGGGTCGATCTCCTCGACTTGTCGAGGAGCACAAAGGGCAAACACAGATGTTTGCCTATACCATGTCGGAATACCGACACAGTTACATAGCCGATTAATCATCAGCTGTGAGATCAGATGGTCCATCCAATCTGTAGCCTCTTCCCAATCAGTTGAGAAGAGATAACTATCTTCATCGAAGATAAAATTTCCCACAGGATTCTTGTGGGACAAACGCTTGAAGAAATTCCAAGCATGATTGGCCGCTCCGACACCAGAGCGGCTTGAGGGTATTGCGGAGATATACTCCAGCAATACATGTGAAAGCACATGTAGTAAAACCGCATGTGCAAGATGTGCAACTGTAATTGCACGATACTTCCCTAGTTCTGCAACTAGGGATACTCTGACAGACATAACGTTTCTGTCATAGACTGAGCTCCTGTCATGGAACTCATTACACGCCCACATGAATAGGCGATATCCAACAGAGTCTTCCTCTGTTAAGTAGGCTCCGGTAAAGGAGCCAGTTTCCAGGTCTATAACTGGAATTTTCAGATTCTTTGACAGAATCTTCCTGGCGGCTTCTAATTTGCCGCCACTTTCCGAGCTCGTAAAGAACTCGCCACTATCACTAAGTGATATCTTAGCCCGGGATATGACCCGAGCCCAAAAGCGTTCAGACTCTGACTCTGAACCGATTTGCTCCACCATTTCCTGATGGAGAACTTCTATGGCCTCAGCGACATAGAATTTGACACGCTCGTAACGAGCGCGATCTGGAGGCTCTGTGAGAGTCTCCTTTATCTTCTGAAGGGACTTCAGATAGACTGATCTGGGGGGAACCCCAGATGCTCGAGTTTGGCTTAGAACCATGACTCGGTACATATCGATAGGAGTTTTCCTATCGGACATAAAGTCAGTGATGACTTTAAAGAATGACATCTCTCGCGGGATGTCGATCGACGAAATGTCGCCAACAGGGTTAAACCCCTGTTCTTTGATTGATTTTCTCAATCTTTTGATCTTCTCGAAGGAAGACAATTTTCCAGGAATCGCTTCCCGGAAGTAGTCAGGCAAAAGCTGACAAATCAGACAGTTAATTATCTGATCCATTCTGTCCCAAGACAGAAGTTTTTCCCACATAGGGAAGCTTAGGACGAGTTGCATGACCAACCCGTCTACAGTAGCTAAGATAGACCTTAGCTTATGACATCCACTTTTTACAAGTGGCTTCTTAACAAGTTCGTAAACTTGTTCCTTACCGGAATATGACATTCCGGCTAACAGACGGAGTATTGCTACTCCGTTGATATTACTCCTTCCGGAGTCTTTCCGCATTAATCTGCGGAACCAGTAGGTGCCTTTGAAAAGCACCGTTTGCGCATGCCAAATAGTTGGCATGTCCTCAAAGTGGACTCGGTTTTTGAGTCCACTTAATTCTCTGGGAATTTTAGATTCCCAAAGGTTCAAATTGTTCCAACAGACCTCGATCTTTGGAACATTTAGACCCTTCCTCAAGGAGGGGTCAATGACTTCCTTACAGAAGTCTTGAAACGACCTATGTCGTTCGTGGCACTCACATGGAGTGCAATATCTCTTTAAAAGAGATCCTGTGTTGGGAAGACTCCCAACACATAATACGTCCCTGGTATTAACCCAGGGCCCAGCAGATTCTTCTGCAGTTCTGTAGCTCACACTACTTGTTGGGCTTTCTAGCGCCGTCTTGAACGAAGACGGCGACCCAGTCCCTTTTGAAGGGGACGACATGAGGGAAACACAGATTTCTCTTAAGAATTTGCATGTGAAACTCAAGCAAATCCACGCTCGAAAGAGTAGACTCGCT